TAGTCACTTCAGGGTCTTGCTTTAGAACCTTACCCAAAGTGTCAGTCAGCAATTCACCCTGGCGTTCGGTCAATTCATCGCCAGACTCTAAAGCCAGCAAAGCATCAGTTAGTTCTTCAGCACTCACGCCTCGAATTTCGGCCAGTCTAGTTATCTTGTCTGCAAGTTCACTCATAGCTCTAACGCTAGCAGTTCCCTCAGTCGCGGTATAGGCAGGAAACGCCACAAGGCTAACCTCATGCACATTGACACGCTTTAGAATACGCTGATCCGCTGAAGGCCATTCATCACCATTAGTTGCCACTCGGAAACCAAAGCTGAAAGCGTTAACATCGCCACGCTTGATAAGAGTTGCAGCATCTCGGCCAGCCTGAGTATCAGGAAGGTTTGCTTCAACAAGTAAGCCCTTGCCATCTTCCATAAGTTTCAGAGTTCCTGCACGAGTAGAACCTAGAACAGTGCCGGTATCGTGATTCCACAAGAGTTTGACATCGTTACGAGAGTTTAGAGAATCGCGGAACGCTCCAGGTGCAATAGTTTCAGTAAAAGGCAAAGGCTGAGAAGGGCTGTTGAATACTGCTGCATAACCTCTAAGAGTCATGCCATCACCTTCTTGGCGAATCTCCAAGTCACGAACAATCTGTCGGCGTTCAATACCCTTAGTGACACGCTCACCACGCTTGGCCAAAACAGCGACCTGAGTAGGGTCAATGAAACGAACAGAGTCAATCTGCACGCTAGAAGGCATGCCTATTACCTGCTCATTCATGTAACCATCTAAACCAGTCATATCACTTGCAGCTTCATCAGTCGGCTGGGCAGGGTCATGCACCTCATCAACTTCCTCAATGTCAGTTGCATAAGCGTTACGCAAATCATCGCCAATAACTGCACCTAATTGCCAATGCCACTTCGAGAATCTATCCTGCAAGTCAGCTAAGAAATTATAGATTCCCTGCTGATTCAGATCATCTGCACAATCAAGAGTTGTAACAATTTCTTTCAACAAAATTTCGTTAGCCTTATAGATTGCTAAAGATAATTGCACAGGGTCTCCACCAATGAAAGTTGCATCTATTTCAGTTTCAGCAACAAACTCTGGAAGCGTAAATTTAGCATCAACATCAAGTTTGCGAATGTTCTCGGCAGTCGGGTCAATAGCTGCATCATAATCTTCATAAATCTTTTGAAAGAACTTGTGATATTGAGAGAATAAGACACCCTTAACATTCCAGTGAGCACCATGAGCAAGGAACTTAGCAGACACCAAGTTAGACATTAGAGAGCAAAGTTCTTCAGCCAAATATTCTTTAGTAGGCTCTAACGCTTCGACAGCGACAGGCTCAACTTCCTCACCCATGCCACGCTTACTTGTGTAGTCAATGGTCTTAGGGTCTAGAACTTCAGGAACGCCAGCCTTCTTATAGGCTGCACGAGCTTCAGGATTGTTATCCACAGCAAATCTCACATCTTCTCCGTTACCAATAAGTTCTTTAGCCACGCTACCCTTCCAATCATTAGTACCAGCAGGCGGAATCTGGCTAGGTCGCATAATCAGTTCACGATACTGAACATTAAACTCGTCCAACTGATCCATAGTTGTCTCACGCTCAGATTCATCTCTGCCAGTGACAACATAAAGTTTCACATTCTGATGATCTAGCCAATCAAAATAATCTTGATGTAGAGCACCATTCACGATAAGAGTGTCATCTAAGTCAGTTATGCCAACTTGAGCAACAACATCACGCTTCGCCATATTCATTTCCTTTTCGTTTAACCCTTTTACCCAATCTTGCCCAGAATCTCCGCCCCAACTGTCCCAACTTACTCTGCCAGCCGAAGGATAACCTTCTTCGCCTTCATTGAAACCAACAGCCTTAGAGTCAACGGAATGTCTGGCAAAGAAACTTGACATGCGGTTTATGACATCAGCAGAAACAGGTTTGCCAGAAGCCAATTGAGAAGCCCTAGCCCTGCCAACAGCAGTAAAACCATCTCCAGCCAAACCATCAGCAATCCACTTCAAAGCCCTCTTAGCAGTATTTTGAACAGCAACAGGCGGATCATAAGAATCACCTGAAACAGCCCTCTTGAGTTCCCCACCTGGAGGCATCTTCTCAGCAATACTCAAAGCAACCATCTGAGCAATAGCCATCTTCTTATCAGGATGTTTCCCAATAACAGTGCCATCAGCTTTGACAGTATCCCAACCTTGAGCAGACTTAGAAATAAAATATGGCATTAGTCCTGCTTCTGCACAATCACTCCAAGACTATAAGTTCCAGAAGTAGTCACCGCATAAAGAGCATCACCTGGATCAAGAGTCAATTGCAAAACAACTGATGTATTTAGATGCACAGATTGACCTTGAACTAAACCACTACCACCAATCCAAATCTGTCTGCCAGCATTGGATTCAAGATTATGCAAAGTTACTCTAGTTGCATTTGTATCAGGAGCAACAACCTGCACCAAAGCAGTTCCAACAGAATAAGCAGTTTGAGTTATAGGCATCTATTATTCTCCCGTTTCATAACTTCCGCTAGGAATAGTAGTTGGATTCTGCAACTGCACAGTCGGCAAACCAGTATGACCAATAGCAGGCAAACCAAGAACCGAAAGCACTTCTTCAGGGATAAAGCCCAAAGCAATCAACTGTTGAGCCATCTTTACCTTGTTCTCCTGCTCAGTCAAACCAGCAGCAGTAATATCGACATTCGCTAGAGGAACACGAACAACATCGCCACCATCAATAGGTCGCATGTTCTCTTTACGCCTAACCTCATTCGCAGACAAAACACCATTCTGAAGCAACTTAGCGTAACCCTCAATGCGAGTCGCATAATCTCCACGCAACAAATCATCAGTAGAAAACGCTAAATACGCTGCATCAGGGAGCAAAGAACTAAAAGCATCCTCAAGTTTCGCCAACCAAGGTCGCAAAGTATGAGTCACAAAGCTAATCGCATTCTGTTCATTCGAGTTATAGGACTGAGAACCACGCTCATTCAACCCAATCAAGTTAGTTGGCACTCTAAACATGCGAGCAACATCCTCAACAGCAAGTCTGCGAGAATCAAGCATCTGAGCCTGATCGTTAGCAACCTGAGTTGGCTTGAAAGTTGCTCCACCAGACAAAATACCGGTCTTATGGGCTTTACGATAACCCTTATGGGCTCTATCAAAACTACGAGACAGATTCTCTGCCTGTTCCGCTGTCAAAGCCCCAGGATATTCAATAACACCAGAAGTCTGTGTTCCTTGCCCAAAGAAACGAGCTGCAAAGCCCTCCAAAGACATCGAAAGCCCTAGATTCTCTTTCAAAGTGTCAATAGTTGACTTACCGCGAATCTCTCCAGGCATCAAAACGCTACCAGTAATGTGCAACATGTCATCAGAAGCCAACTCCTTGTTGCCTTCATCAGCAGAAACGAAACGCTTAGTGCCATTAGCTTTACGAGAAACAGTAACCTTCATCGGGTTCAAAACCATCATCGAAAGAATCTGGCCTGTAATCGGGTCACGGAAAATACGGATAAACGCATTCCCATCCATCAACAAACTAATCATTGTTTGCTGCCAAAACGAAACGCTATTTATCATGGCATCAGGTCGAGCAACCCAAGCCGGTCTAGGGCGGTAAGGATAAGCAATACCATCTCTACGAATGTAAGTATCAACAGGCAAAGCCGAAATAGTGTCCGAAATTAGAGAAACACAAGCCCAAACGCTGTTAATCTGCAAAGCAGTCGTATAGTCAATGAAACTACCAGCCTGAGTTTCAAAGGTAGTCAGATCACCTGCACCCCAAATAGTTTGAAACGAAATAGAACGATTCTCACCGCCAGAAAGATTGCGAAGCATTACTTGCCACCCTTATCTAAAGCCAAACCAAACAACAAAATACCAACACCAAACAAAATCAGTCCAGCAGGCAGATAAACCAAACCTGCACCAACAGCCACAACAGCCACACCAACAGCCTGCAAAATAGTCGCTAACACATTCATCCTTAGAACATAAAAAACTCAGGCACGATATCAGTATCTAGTTTACTCGTTGCTCTATCATATGCGATAACAAAAGCGACAGCCGCGTCAATCCGTCTCGAAGAAGCCCTAGATTCCTTCACAATACGAGCACCCAAATTATCTATCTTCAACATACAGTTATCCAAATGCCTGGAAAGAACAGGATTACCATCATGAGTCAAAGTGCCTTCAGTAACAGCATCAAACACCTTTTGAGTAGCTGGAATCATTCTGCGAACTGAAGTTGAAGGCCATTCCACCACCGGCAAACCCGATTCCATCAAAACAGCCATCGTTCTCTGCCACCTAAAAGGGTCAAAAGCAATCTCACGAGTATTCCTATACTTCTGACAGAAATCAATAATCGTACGCTCAACATCCAAAGTATCAACCCGCCAATCATCCTGATCAGTAGGTTGCTTTTCCCACGCCTTCACAAGAAACACATGCGGTTTCTCTTCCTTAGTTTTAGGGACAGTAACAGCCACAATAACTGTCGCATCCCCGCTAAACGAGCCATCAACACCCAAAATAATGTCTGAATCTAATGAAATATCTACATCTGAACGCAAAGTATTCCATAAACCAGAAGGCAACCAAGCATTTTGACTGCTGACCCATTGATTGCATCTCTTAGTTCGAAACTCGGCTTCAGGAGTCCTCTTGACCATAGACTCAAAATCCGCTTTGCTGTTCAAATCTCCATAGCCAGGATTAGCAGCAACCCAAGTCTCCTCCAACCTATGATCAGCATCCATAGGGGCTTGCCACCATCCCATATAGAAAGTTGAATCATCAATTTCACCCGAAACGACCTTTTGTCCATACTGATAAAGCTGATAAGCGATGGAATCATGTCCAGTAGAGTCAGTTTTTACTCCACAAGTAGTCGTTGCCAACATCATCGGCTGCCTACGAGAAGCCATAGACAATTGCATAACATCCCAAAGCTCCCTATTAGGTAATGCATGAGCCTCATCCATGATGGTTACGCTACTATTAAGCCCCTCCTTGCTATACGCTTCAGCAGATAAAACACGCCAAATCGAGCCAGTTGAAGGAACTTCAATCACATCTCGATAGATATTACACATGGCAGATAGTTCTGGTTCACGCTCAATAATCTTCCTGGCATCACCAAAAGTAATTCTCGCCTGCTCCTTCTCAGCTGCACAAGAATAAACTTCACCGCCATCATCACCATTAAACAAAAACCAAAGCCCAAGTCCAGTTACAAGGGCTGACTTGCCATTTTTTCGAGCCATTCCCCATAAAGCAGTTCTTTTCTTGAAAAGACCATTTTCATCAAGCTCTAGCGTTTCTTCAAGCAACTTCTCCTGCCATGAACGAAGACGAATAGGTGCACCAGCACCACCAGCAACAGAATCCTTAGTCAAAGTAACGAAGGTATTTATGAAATCAACAGCATCTGCACCACGCGAACCATGTTCGAGACTAGTAGGCGTAACCAGAGCAGGAGGCCAACTACTTACCTGAGTCAATTACAACAACCTGTTCACGCTCTTGCTGTCGCTTACGAAGTTGCTCCATCTTAGTCTCAGCCTTAATCTCCGCCAAACCCAACTTAGAACGAGCATCAACAGTCAAACCCAACAAACCAAGATTCTTCACAATCGCAGATTCAAGATCCAACAGTTGCCGATGGACATGATAGTCATCAGGCTTCTCAACAAACTGTCTCTCCAACACAATCTGCCTATCCAACTGCTTACAAACCAGCAACAACAACTCGACATCCGATTGAGGGCTAATCCAAGTTTGCCCAGCATTAAACACACGATTCCACAACAACATCCCAGCCCAATCCAAAGGCTGATGCGGTTCAACCCTTCCAGCAGACAAAGAAACAGTCCCCGAAACATCAGGCAACTTCTTGCGACCTGGATTGCCCAAAGCTCGTTTCACTTCCAAAGGTTTCGCCGGATTAGCCATGACATCAAGGCTACCAACTTAACTTCCCAAATTCGCATACCCGTAAAAAAG